CATCAAAATTAGCAAAATCACCTGCAACAACATTCATACCTTTCTTACTTGTAGCTCGAGAAGCAAGCTTACGAACAATAACATCCCAATCACATGAAAACACATTTGTACCAACAGAAATTTCATTATAATTGCGATTATGCATAATCCAGGCTGCAAAACCAAGAAAATATTGACGAAAAGCCACCGTAAAATGAACAGGACCACCACAAAAGACGCGTGTTTTACCAGCATCAACTTTTGCAAGTGGTCTCCTCTCATCTTTCAGTGTATCACTCCAATATACTCCAGTTTGTTTTCCTTTCTTACAATTCTCAATTAATAAATCTACATCCAAACGTACTTGTTGCGCCAATTCAGTATTCATCGTCCATTCATCATCTCCAAAAGCTTTTCTCTTACCACGTGGTTGATCAACAGTTGAAGCATATGGATAACCCATAGAAGTGGAACGATTGATAGGAGCCAAAAATTCATCACCTTCAACACCTAGAAGAGCCTCTTCATATGTCAACACTCGCTGATATTTCTCAATATCACGATGTGACACGTTAAAATCTATATTGTTCCTGATATCATTAACACTTATATTAATAAGATCAGGATCAATACGTGGCACTTCTTTTCCATACTTTACCAAGCCATTATACATTGGATCAATATCACCTATCCGATGTAAAAAAGCAGGTTTTGTTAAAGGCTCAACATAACCATAAAATGGTGAAGGTTTGATCTTAGATCGCATACCACTTGTTACAGGAATATCTGTTTTTCCATGCACCATAAGTCCACTTGTTAAAGGAACAGAATCACAAACGGTATCATCAGCTGTTATTGGCTCACAGGGAATGTCTATTTCAACATAATTTTGATATTGTCTTGGAACATGAATTAAAGCCCCGTTCAACATTTCTTGAGTAATAGTTTGAGCCATGCCATGGGAAGGACTACCAGCCATGTGAATACCAATAATTTTCCGAGGAGCACTTGCACAATTCAATATTAACGGAGCACCACAATCACCCGCAGCAGTCCCACCAATATATCGCCAAGAAGAATTAATTTCCATATGGACATCCTTGTCATCAATTAATACTTTATTGAAATCCATTTGAACTTCAGTTACTGAACGTTTTGAATAAACAATATCTTCCAAAGACGACATATATGTTGGTAATTGGGCATTATATCTTCCACTCAAAATTTGCAAATCTGAATTAACGATGAAATGTTTAACTACATCACGGTGTGCTAACACTCGATTCCGAATTGGATCTAACCAAACCAGAACAGCATCCAATTTTTCACCGTGCTTCTCTAATCTAATATGATTGCGTAACAATTCACCAAAAGTGAACTCTACCAATCTTCCAGAACGATTAGACAAGTACAAAAGATCATTATCTCGCTTCTTCTTTTCAAGAATAGCAATATAATGATAATTCATTAAGAAAACATTTCCACGCACAAATATAAC